GCTGTGTTGATGCCGACGTCAGCAGCGTTGTAAATCAAATTCAACTGCTCGTCGGGTGGAGCAGCTTGGTAATTCATATTTGGTGTAAGCGCGACTTTCTGCGTCGGATCGACGCCTCTTCGACGTAGTTCAGTTTCTAAAAGTTCTTTTACATGCCAACCAAGATCCTTTTCAGCCATGTTCAGATAAAGAAGCGCATCGTCCTTATCGACACAGAACTCAGCAAAAGCCTTGATTGTTTGATCAATGCATTTACGTGGCTGGTTACGATTTCCGTTAAAAATAATAAATTTGTCTTGAGGTAGGCCGAGGTGTTTGCGAGCTTCTCTTTGATCCATCTCGAAAAATTTATCTCGATCGAGACCATGAGGAACAACACCCATTTTTTTAGGCTGCACCCCGTGAGCCATTAAACGTTGAGCCTGCTGAACAGTAAAGGTAATTGCAAAATCCCAGTCCTTGATGTACCGCAGCATAGGGAGCGGGTACCACTCTGAGTCAGTAGGGAAGTATGCAATGAACTTAAAATCAAATTGTGCTTTAAGGAAGTGAACTCGCTCCCAAATCTGGTTACAGATCCAAATATCGTTAAGACATATAAAAAAGTCAGGTTTTTCTTTTTCTAAAATTTGTTGTATTCGGCCCACACCGAATCGATCGTTAGGGTTGTGAGCAGCTCCGGGGTAAATTTTAAATGGGTAATCATGCGGATCACCTTGATAGTTGATACCGTATAGCACTACGTCATGTTCTTTTTTTAAGTGATCTAGAACGCTATGCGTTACACGAGCAAAACCGGTGTTAGAGACGGCATCGCCGTACCAGAGTATCTTTGCCATACGGAGTTAGACTTTCGCTAACAGTATACGAGCAGTCTAAGGAAATGCCTAGCAGAGAAACATACGCTTATCGACGTGCTTTAAAGGCGAGAGCTCAGAAAGCTATGGATAGTAATGATTCCACGATAGACAGTGTTTTCACTCGTGCTCAGAATGACTTTATGACATTTTGTACGTTACTTGATAAACCTCCAGCGAAGCATATGTTGGAATGGCACCAAGAGCTTATTACGGGAGAAAGCAATAAATACTTACTTGATATAGCTGGGCCAAACCTAGATATTTTAAGTCCTAGGGGTTCAGCAAAGTCTACTGTGCTTAATTTATTTACTGCTTGGGTTATTGGTAAGCACACGACGGCTCAGAGACCGCTTCAGATTATTTACTGTTCTTATAACATCGCCACGGCTATTCCTAAAAGTCGAATTATTAAACAAATTATTGATTCATCTACTTTTAAAAAAATATTTCCAAAAGTAAAACTTAGAGCGGGTATGCAAAGTGATATAGGTTGGTCTATTGATTTTGATTACGCAGGTATACCCCGTGTAGGCGACGAAGAATTTACTCTTCGGGCTGCTGGCCTGCGCGGTTCTATTACTTCGAAACGAGCTCATTTAGTTATTGTTGATGACCCTATTAAATCAAGCTCAGATATTAAGAACCCTGCTGTTAGAGATGAGATGAATAATAACTGGTCGTCAGTTATTGCACCGATTGTGTTCGAGGGCGGGAGATCGATTTGTCTAGGGACTCGCTTTCATCCTCTTGATATTCACAAAACTATGTTTATCCCTAAAAAAGGGTGGAAACAAGTATCGCAGGAAGCTCTTTCTTATGACAAAGAAGGTGAGCCGGTTAGTTACTGGCCCGAGCAGTGGTCTGTTAGTTATTTGTTAGGTCAAAAAGAATTAGACCCCGTGGCGTTTGCTTATCAGTATCAACAACAACCAGTTATGACGTCTGATCTTGTGTTGTCACCAGACTTATTAATTAAAGCAGAGGTAGAGACAGAGTTTGATTGTTTAGCTGTTGGTATTGATTTATCAGCGAGTAAAAATGAAACTTCTGATTACACTGCTTTTGTACTTGGAGGCAGATTAAAAGATAAATATTACATTATTGATTCTCACCAAGTTAGATCTATAGGGAATTTAGAAAAAATTGATTTGCTCTGCGACATGCTTGTTGAGTGGGGGATACTAGAACTACAAGATGATAAATATTTCCCTACTTACTCCACGGTTACTCTTGTTGTCGAAGCAGTTGCTTACCAAGCTTCTCTTGCAGCCGATTTGAAACGAGTCCTACTTACAGAGCGTGGTCTCGGCAACTTACACATCCACGAAGTAAAAGGATTCAGAGGCGATAAAATTGCAAGATTCAGGGGAACACTAGGGCTTCTAGAAAACAAAAAAGTTACTTTTAATAGATTTAGAAAATTTGATGCTTTAATGGATCAGATATTAAATGTCGGTGCTACGTCACACGATGATTTATTAGATGCGTACACTCACTTGGTGACCTATTTGCAAAAACGCGGCAACTACAACATTGAATACTGATGGAATCAATTTACATCGCTGTAACAGCTCACGATCCCCTGTCTCGTGTTGAAAGCACACTTGCGGTTTTAAGGGGATACGAAACATTACCTCTAGATGTCTACGTAGAGTTTTTTGTAGACCATGATCATAGATGTGATCTAGATGAGTTTTCCTTAATTATTAAGGGTCATAGTCACCTTAAACAGGTAAATTTTAATATTGCTTCTTCTGAATACACAGGTTTTTCATTGTGTTGGGCTCATAAAAAACATTTAGCTAATAGAGTAATAAGTAAAGCTCATAATTATTATATGTATTCTGAAAATGATATGTTATTTGGCTTAGATCAATTTAAATACTGGCATTTTTATAAAGATAAACTAAAAAAGTTAAATCTTGAGCCTGGTTTTTGTAGGTACGAAGAATATAAAGAACTAGAAATACCTTTTGACAACTATAAAAAATGGAATTTAAACGGTATAACTCCGAGTGTTTGGGGTGACTTACCTTATAAATGCGGTGTAATTCTTACACCTAAAGATCCTAATTTTATTGGTTTTACTTCTCTTGGTAATCCTTACGCTGGGTTGATGATTTTAGACCAAGAAGACGCTGAGAAATACATATTTAGTCAAAGTTGTCACCCTACTTTGAGTCATGCAAAAACAGGTAAACGTAATTGGCCTATAGCAGATAGAAGTTCTATGGGTTTAGCTTTTGAGGATTTAAGAAGCGACCAAGAACACCGCCGAGTCGTCCCGATCGCCCCGTGTGGAAACAGTGTCGAAATTCATTCTTGCTGTCTGGTTAAGCATCTAGATGTAAAGTATTCTCCTTCTATCTACGAAGAATCAGATACTATTTGTACCGGAACTATGTTTAAAACCAATGGAAGCTGTTAATCACCCTATTCATTACTCACAAGGTGATATTGAGTGCATAGACGCCATGGTGTCTTCTGCTGGAATAGAAGCTGTGAAATCTTTTTGTCAGTTATCTTGTTTTAAATATTTATGGCGATTCAAGCACAAGAACGGTGTTGAGGATTTAGAAAAAGCACAGTGGTATTTGAATAAGCTTATCGACTTAAGTAAGCTAGACTGACAAAAAGATCTAGAAAATGGACATTCGCGCTTTTGGTTCTGTGTATGGGCAGCAGTCGCAGCTGCCTTATGCAAGCGGGTTTCACTGGCAACCCAGTGACGGAGAAAAAACTTTTGGAACTTGCCGCGCTCTCTTTATTGAAAACAAAAGTTCTAGTAGTAAAGATGATCTGTATGTTCGTTTAAATGATATGGCTGAAAATCAGTTTCTTCACGTTGAGAATATTGCTGGTGATATTTTTCTGCCTTTTGGCGCAGTTACACTGAGTGGAGGATCTATTAACGCCGCTCTGGTTTTATACTGATGAACGATTTTCAAGAATTCGGCAACATTCTCGCTAAACGGTACGTCCAAGCGGTCGGCGCTGCAAATAAACAGAGAGTACAAGAACAACCTTCTACTGAAGAGTTTGACTCTTACGAACAAAGCGGTTTAAATCAGGAAGCGGGTGGTCCCACGCCTCCAGAAATGCCTTCGGCTAACGACGGTGCCGCACAGTTTCAAACGGAATCTATTCCTCCAGAAGACAAGGACACAGAGGATATGAAAAACTTACTTCTTGAACGGAGTAAAAAACGTTTTGCTATGGGTGAAGGAGAGTAAAATTGAGGTAGCATACTGCTACTAAGCTTTAATACAGTGCTGATCGATTGTTTTCCTTATTTCAACGAAAAAGAGATTCTTGAGCTTCGTGTAGAAACTCTTAAAGATCACGTAGATGGTTTTTTAATTACAGATGCAAACCGCACCCACAGGGGTGATCCTAAAGAGTTCTCTTGCGTTGAGACAAT